GTAATTGTAGAACCGCCCGTTGCGCCTGCGGTATAAGCGACAGTTGCGGATGCATTTCCGCCCGTTGCCGTACCTATGGTAGGGGCTTGCGGAACAGTTGTCGCCGTAACGGAAGAAGTCGCAGACGAAGCCGCGCTCGTTCCTTGTGCGTTAGTCGCCGTGACTGTATAAGTATAGGAAGTGCTTGAAGCCAAGCCTGTAACGAGAATTGGTGAAGAAGAACCTGTACCTGTAAAACCAGTAGGGCTTGAAGTTACTGTGAATGATGTTGCAGTACCGCCCGTTAATGCAGGCGTAAAGGAAACGGATGCTTGACCATTATTGTAAGGACGACTTGTTCCTTGGTCGGTAGCGACGCCAATAGTAGGCGCGTCAGGAGCAAGGTGTCCTGAAACAGATGAAGCAACAATTCCCAATATAGGCATTAAACGATATCTCCCGTAACAAGCCAAGTGTTAGTAGTAGGAGAAAGAACTGCAGTTGCGGCTGAGTATGTGGTGCGAAGTTTAGGTGCGGTTGAAGTTGCACCCGTTGAATAAATAGTTACACCAGCACCGCCTGAAATAGTTACCTGTCCTGCTCCATACTGACTAAAATGTAATTCAGTTCCAGCAATATAAGCGACGGAAGAAGCAGGCGGAATAGTCACGGCAATAGTGCCAGCATTATTGAGAGTAATAACTTTGAATGCATCAGGAAGCGTAGTCGTGTAGGTCGTTCCTGTTTGCGTATTAAAAGCAATATAAGAAGATGAAGTTAAGTTAGAAGTTGCCGCAACTCTACGATCTGTAATGTTTGCAGTAAGGATAGAAGTTACTGCGGCTCCAACTGCAATCTGAGCAAGAACAATTGCGTTTGTAGGTGTTGTAGGAACTACGGGTGATACTGACGGCGTTCCCGTGACTACGGTAAGGGAAACAGTATTTGTAGCACCTGTATAAAAAGAATCAGCAATAGTAAGACAAACCAAATCAATACGTGGATTCGTTGCGTTAGCAGTTGCGATAGTTGCATTAACGGAAGCGTCGTTGTAAACCATATACACGCCCATATTGCTTTGATAAGTTCCAACAATAGCCGCCCAACCTGCCGCGATATTGACGGACATATTGGGCGTACCGTTTTGCGTTGGAGCAAGAGAAGAAGCACCGAGAGTTCCAGTTGCGGAAACGATTCCTTGCATGGTAAGGCGGTCATTTTCGGCAGGATGAGAACCGTTCTGTAACCAACTTGGCGGTGTTCTTAATGCCATTTCTTACTCCTTAGATATACGCGTTGTACCATTGTACCGTTGCATAAGTCGTGCCTGCTGTTGTGCCTGAGCCATAAAAGTAAAATGAACTATTGCCCGCGCCTGCCGCGAACCATTGAGATGAGCCTAGCAATAAATTGCGAGCAGGTGCGCCATTTAGAAGAATTGTTCTATTAAGTAAATCAATAACAATTACATCAGACGCTCCCATTACATAATTAAACGAAAGAGTTTGACCTGTTGTAACGCTTCCAATAATCGGATTCGTTACGGGACCATTAACGGTAATTGTTGGATATGTCGTAGTCCAACCTGCGTTAGCGACAAGAGCAGTTGAAGTTTGAGTACCGCCACCAAAAGTTAATGGATAAACACGCGGATAAGTTCGACCTGGAGGCGAAGCAGAAATACCCATTGTTGCCGAGAGTTGCGAATTGTCATAATAACGTGGGTCAGGACAAAAGAAAGTAATTTGGCTAACGATATAACCGTAAGTATATTCAGGGTCAACCGTTGTTGAATTACCGCGTACACGTGCGTTAATAAATTGCAATCCGCCCGAAGCACTTAATTGAAATTGTAAAGGTGTTGTGCCTTGCTGTTGCGGCTGTAATGCTTTTTGTAAAGAGTTGTAATTGGCTTGTGCTGAAGCAGTTGAAGACCCAACTGTTAGAACATTAATAACAATTGTTCTTCCGCCTAAAAAATCACGCCCTGAAAACATTCCATCAAAGTATCCACGATTATCATCTTGGTTGCGGATTCCAGGAAGTGCTTCCAAACCTACAACATTTGTAATTTGATGAGGGCTATCTGAACCACCAAAAACATAACCATTAAAAGCAAAAGAATAATTATTGAGAGAAGTAACAGTTGTCATTGTACTAACACTCCCATTTTCGCTATCTTACTAGAAAGCACTGATGGAGTACCTAAAGAAATTGCACCTAATGTCGCGTTGGTAAGTGCTGTTGTATCTGTTGCAGTTGTTGTCACGTTATTAGTGACGGTAATGGTAGGGGCGTTTGGTGCTGGCGTAAACGCTCCTCCAGGATTAGATATAGCACCACTAGATAATAATGTCCCGCCTGTTCCCGCAATATAACCAGCGGCAGGTGAATTAGCCAATGCCGCTACTCCCGCGCTTGCACCTGCAAGAGTTTTAATCTTTGCCGCAGTTGCCGCTAATTGAACTTGAAGCGCCGCAAGTTGTGCAATTGTAGCGTCAGTAATACTTGTAATCTGCGTATTGTATGCAGTTAATGAATCTGCAAGTGCTTTCTTTAATACCGCTTGAGCATCATAAGTTGCGTTACTAAGAGCCGTATTTAAATCTTGAAGCGAATTCTTATAAGCAGTCGCTTCATCCGCGAGTGCATTGTTACGCGTTTGCGCGGCGGAAGCATAAGAATCTTGTTGCGCTTTCAAAAGGTCAGCCATTGAAGTTGCAAAGATTTGTGCCTGTTTTACTTGCGCGTCTGTTTGTGCTTGCGCGGCGGCGGCTAGTTCACTAGAAAAAGTAACGGCTTGTTTAGCCTGTGCGTCTTGCATGGCTGTATTTGCTTCGGCAAGAGCGGCATCTAATGTTGTTTGAACGTTTGCATATTCTGCTGTCAGCGCGGCAGTTGCAAGCGAAGTGCCTGTACTCATTTGGGTTGCAAGAGCAGTAACGCCAGTTGCAGATACAGTTTGTAATTGATCGAATAATGTTTTTAATTGCGCTTGAGTTGCGGGAGAAGCGTTGAGAATAGCCTGAGCCATTTGGTCGCCAACAACGCTACCTTGTGAAACGACTTGTTGAATAAATGTTTGGGAATAACCCATAGCCGCAAGTTTTGCCGCATCCGAAGCAAGTGTTTGCGCGCCAAGTAATTTAGTTTGCATTGATGCAATAAGTCCGTCAATGCCTGCGCTTTGACTTTGACCCCACCAAGAAACAGAAGAAGTAACGCCATTTTTGACTTGATTAAATAAAGCGTTAGTTATGGAAGTATCGCTTGCGGGAAGCATTGAAGCAAACAGGCTTCCAATATCAACGTTGGTAGCACTTTGGAAAGCATTAACAAGTAAGTCAATAGACTTTTGAATAATAGCCTGACGTTGGTCTACAGCCGCTTGTGTCGCGGACGTAACTGCGTCTTGATACGTTTGCTGTAGCGCGGCAAGTGCGTCCGTGTTCTTTTTTTCAGCCGCTAACTTTGCGTCTGCATAAGTTTTATCTATTGCGGCAAGGGCATCAATATTAGACTGTTCTAATTTTAATTTAGCATCTGCATAAGTTTTATCTGCGGCGGCAATTGCGTCATTATATGTGCGCCAAATGTTTGCAATTCTATCCGCACTATCACGATTAAGTTTGAAAAGGTCATCATTAAAAGTACGGGTAGCCTTAAACATTGTATCTTGGAACGTGGCTTGAGCGGCTTCGTCGCGCGTGTTTTTATCTGTTAATGCTTGACTTTGTTGGTCGTATGCGTCATGAATAACTTTGTTCATATCGCTGTAATACTTTTGAACTTCAGTATTTAAATTTGCTAATTCTGCTTTAATCTTTGCGGCGGCGGCGGCGGCTTTCTTAGCGGCGGCGTCTGCACCCGTATAAGAATTTAAGTTTATTTTGGAAGTATCAGGAGTTGTAACGCTAGAACTTGCTCCCCCACCTGCACCAAGTTTATCAATAACTTTTTTAAGACTTTCGATTTTGTTTGCAACAGTATCCGCGACATTACCAATACCGTTAATGCCATCACGAATAAAATTGAGTCCTTGCCGTGCCATATCTCCAACGCCAGGAAGATAAGATAAAACTTTCAAAAAACCTTGCATTGGACCTGTAATGATATTAACAATAATTTCGATTAAGCCGCCAAAGGCTCTGACTAAATTAGCAATAAATGTTATAACGGAATCAACAACAACTTTTACAGTTTCCCTAAATCCTTCACTGTGTTTCCACGCTTCAACAAATAATGCTGAAACAATAGTTAGCCCTGTAATAATTAAGCCAATCATGTTTTCTTTCATGGCTGTATTAAGTGCTTCTTGAGCAATCGCCATGCGTGTTAAACCATCTGCTGTTTCGATAGTTAACACATCCCAAACTTTTTGTGCGGTAGTAACTAAAAACATTGTGGCTTCATAGGATTTCCATACAGTTATTGCTATCGCAACAATAGTTAGTAATGCTTTCAATGCGTCTGCATTATTTTGTATCCATTGAACAATATCTTTGACCGCGCTTGCAAGTGTTTTAAGCACGGGCAATAATGCGTTTCCAATAGCGGCAGTTATCTTTTCAAACTCTGCTCCTAAAATACTAAGTTGACCTGCAAAAGTTTGCAGATACTTGGCATTCTCGCCTTTAAGTCTGTCCTGCAATTCATCAAACGCTTTATTAATCGCTTGTTGCTTAGGCAAACTTGTATCTAAAGTTACGCCCAATTCCTTAAATGCTTTAGCCGCACCTTGCGTACCGCGAGCCACAATGGAAGCGGCATCAGCCAAATTCATATGTTGTTCGCGAGCAAAATCCATTGTTACGCCTAATAAATTTTGCGCCTCACTAGCAGAATGTGTAGCGGTAACTAATGTTCCTAATGCGGTAGCGGTATCTGTAACCTTAAAACCTAAGTTTGGAGCCTGCTCTGCCAACTGTTTCATGGCTTCTGTTTGAGCCTGAGTAGCGGTATGAGTATCTGTTAGCGCAACATCTAAACGCGCAAAAGCGGTTTCTGTTTGAGCGGCGGCTGTTATAGATATCTTGCCAAGTTCAAAAAGTGCTACACCTGCGGCGGCAATACCAGCCTTCATTAAAATTGCTTTACCACCAAGAGAATCTAATGATGTTCCCGCAACGCCTGACTTTTCTGCAACACGAGTTAACTCTGCTTCAATTTCTTTGAATTGTGCTATGGCGGCTCCCGCAATTACCTCAACGGTAAATACGGCAGGTTCAAAAAACGCCATTACAAACTCCCTGTCAATACGTGTTTACGAATGATACCAGCGTAAACAGTCCTGAACTTGTTAAAAGCAGGAGTCATGTATGGATACTTGTTACCGTTAGAGAAACCTTGTTCAAGTACGCGACCATAAATAACTCCAGGACCTATGAGCGCGCTGTACTTAGCAAAACCTTGTGTGCTTTTTTCTACATGAATAGAGCCACGCAATCTTCCAGTTCTACTAACAGGCGGACCATCTGCTTGCGCCGCTCCGCCACCTGATCGAATTTCTTCTTTTGCTAATTGCTGTAACGTCATAGCCATTTCATCTCGTGCCATACGTGAACGCACATCAAGATTTTTTTCAAAAGTGTTAACGCTCTTGATGACTAAACCAAGATTAGACGTTATCACTTTCTACCTCTTTAACTGTTTGACTAATAGCGAGAATCCACTCGACTGTATTAACGGGCTGTTCATCTACTTCCGCAGGTGTCCAACCAAAACGGTCTGCACACAAATAGTAAAACCACTCCCTATCGGGATACTTAAAATCTGCATGTCGTTCACCGCCTTTAAGTACGTGCTTTAGTCGTTGGAGTTCTCGATAAGGGCTTTTGGGTCTTGTTCCGCTTCAATCGTTTTTGCTAGTGCAGGAAATAGAACATTTTGCGCTTCTTCGGAAGCAGTTTTTAATGCGTCATAATCGGCAAGGTCAAGTTCGCCTAGTGATTCAATTTTGATAGAAGGTAAAATCAAATCAAACGACCATGCTTCAACCGAGATTGCAATAATGCCATCAATCAAACCGATTGCTTGCATAATGCCTTCACCCGTTGCGGCAGACGCGTAAACCTTGTTGCGGTCTTTTACTTTTAATGTTTTTGCATCTTTAATTGTTGCCTTTGCTCCTGATGGGAGTACCACTTCTTTACTCATTTTGCTTTCCTTTGTTTGGAGTGCCTTCCGAAAAAGAGGTGTTGCGGATAGCGGGAACAGGGAAGGCGACTGCTCAACCGTTGACTATCCGCAACACTATTGTTCTAGTACTTACTGATAAGTACCAGAAGTCTTTGCATTTTGCAGAGTCCACTTGATAGGGGAATAACCAACAGTTCCTTTATCCGTGACGTTACCTTGTGCGTTTAGGTCAATTGCAATTTCAACATATTCCTTAGAGCGTTCAATGGAGGCGGCTACATAAGCACCCTTGGTCATTGTCGCTTGGATTTGTGTTGCAGTTGCACCTGTTCCGTTAGTCCAGTTGATAGTAATTGCTGGCTGTGTATTTGTAATGAAGCGAGTAAGTTCTGTATCCGCTTCCATAATAAACGTAATCTTTCCAGTTACTTCAAGCGCACCCAAGAAAACTTGATATGGATTCTGTGTGTTTGAAATACCAAAAATTGGGGTAACAGGTCGCTTCATGTCAATGTTTCCATCAACGGCATACGAAACTTGAGTTCCGCCAATTGTCACTGTGGCTTGCCACACGGGAGTTGGAAGGATAGTTGAAAAGGTAGGCGTCGGAGCAGAAGTCGTTGCCGAAGCCCAACCTGTTGATTTGGCGTCATAGTCAAGAAGTCCTTCAGAAGTAAACTTCAAAGAAAAATCACTAACCATAATGCCTGCGTATGCACGAACAGCCGCACCATAAAAATCAACTAGTGTGAATGATGTTGGCTGAGCATCTGCGGCGACACCAGCGTTATTTTCCAAAGACACGACGTGCGTGTATGGAGCAGAAGCACCAGTTGTAACTACTTCACCAAGAATGCCACCAATTGAATAACCAATTGTGTCTGCGAATACAGGACCACCAAAATCAAAAGTGGAATATGTGCGACCTGGAATGTAGCCGTAGTTCTTTACCATTGAGCCGCGAAGACCCTCATCATAAAGTGCTCCAACTAAATCAACTGGCTTCATCTTGCTTGCAAGAACGGGAATATAATCAGTCGGTGTTACTACTGCAGTTCCGCGTGTAGTTTCCTTAGCGATACCAAGATAACTGCGGGCGGTATTTTGTACAGTTGCCATTTGTTATTTCACCTCATCTACGGTTGGGTCTGCGATATCAGACGGTGTTGTTGCAACCGCTTGGGCGGTGCTTTTTTTATTGTTAGTGACAACAGAGAAGCCGTAAGCATTAAAATCTTCGGGGGCTTCAAACGTATCACCCTGTTGAACGGTAATTCCGAGCGTGGCAATAACGCGCTCATCTTCTCCGTTGTATTGGAACGTACTCACGGTTTCTCCTTATGCTTGAATCATTTGAGTGACGGTAAATCTAACGGAAGCCCACGTTTCAGTAGCACCACCATTATTAGTAACAGGCTCACCATAGTTAACGCTTATGGATGGCTCTGCCGCTTGCCAAATGATTGACCCATCTGGCAATCCTAGTCTATGCCCACCTGCCCTTAACCTATCTTTAACGCCATCAATTAACGCGTCAAAGTTATCCATAACATCTTCTGATTCTCGTAACATTGAATGATGAAAGATTTGAAAATCAATTGTGTAGTCAATGCGTTTCCAGCCATGACCTACGCCTGCGTTATCAACTCCGCCTACTGCAATACGGGCTTCAGTTTCATCTGTAATGAATACGACACCAGCCGCGCGGCTTTGTTGTCCTGCTTTTGAATTAATTTGAAAGTTAATGCGTTTTGCAAATGACGTTAACACTTGATTTAGATCATCAATGTTTCCATCTGAAATGTAAGTTGCAATAGCCGCGCGGACTTCTTTGCGTGACATTAACGGATACGCCTAAACGGCTTTAGCAAATCTTGGGCAAGTGTTAAATCTGAACCGATACGTTGCGTTCCTGCGGCTTCTTGTACTCCACGAGTTGCAACTGCCATCACTAAACTGTTATCTCCGCGCACCTTTAAAAAAGCCGTTGTAGCAAGGATTGTGGCTTCTTTTATTGCGGCTGGTAATGCACTTACGGAAGCGCCGATATCGTGGCTGAAAAGGCAACCTGAGGCTAATGGGACGGTGTTTGAGCCGAAGGTGTAAGTACTTGCAACGGTAATGTTTTCCGTATATGTGCCGTCATAAATTCGTAACATTTGACCCGCAGTAATACCAGTTCCATTTGTAACAGAAATAGTTACATCTCCTGCCGTTACAGCAGTTGAGTTTGTTGTATTCGTGTAACCATTAACATAAGAGTATTTCAAATAAACTTCGGATTGAGGCGTTGTAGGAAAGCCAAATTGTAACGGACCTTGTGACGAGTAAGCCAAGTTCATTTGTGCATAAGGAAAGATGATGGCGCTTTCTTCAATCCATGCAAGTGAATTATCAATAGATGTAAGAATGTTTGTTAAGTCTGTTCCGTAACTAAATGCTGTAAGCGCAACAATAGGAGCATATTTAGGGTGAAGGCGTATCGTGCCGTCTTTGTTAATGCGTGAACGTTGTTGCTCTACATCCGTTGTTGCGCCCAATATTTGACCGCAGTACTGATCTACCCATGAAGAAGCGCGAAGAATAACGTTTGCCAGTTCCGCGTCTTGTGCGCTTTGATTTCCGCCGATAACAATGTTATCAATATCAATTGCCGTAGGTGCATTTTTGTATTCTTGAATAGTTAAGTACGGCTCAGAGAATTGCTGTGTTGTATAGGCGTAACCGTTAGCCATTTTAATCTCCGTCTGTTTTAATGTTTGCGCTCATATCGTGACCGCATCTACTACACTTTTTAAACCAACTGCCGAATCCGCACTCAATACAAGTGTATCCGAGATTTTCGCTATTAAGAGTTGCACCATTAAGCGAAGCCTCAAAAAAACCTTCTGCTTTCATTTGCCTTGCATGTTTAGGATTTTCAACTTCAATAACGCCTTTACGATTAACATCATATTTTCTTGTACCGCGTTCTGTCGTTACATCAATACCGCGTACACCTTTATCGGGAGCAACGAGCCTTGCCATATTAGTAACCTTTCATTAGAAGAAAGAGCGGTGCGCCTTAACACCGCTCTCCTTATTTGTTTATTTCTTATGCAGAAACGATACCTGAAACAACACCGTTCCAAGCAGGTGCGTAGCAACCAAATGTTCCACGGAAATAAACTGACGTATCGTACGAGTACTGAATTACAGGCCATTGAATACCCATGTAATCCTGAACCATGAAGTTAGCCCATACATCCGAAACCTCAGTATCAGGAATTGGAAGCGTGTATGAGAGAACAGGTGCAACACCTTGAGTCAGCCAAGGGTGAACAGTGAGATCAACTAACTTACCTGTTGTTTCGTTATGAAGCCCTGTAACAACTGCTCCGCCGACATATCCGCCAGTTTCAGTCTGTGTTAGGTTCAAACGATAGTTGGCAGTTGAGCCATTCTTAATTGCATCAGACAACTGACGGCGATCATTTCCGTTAAGAAGGATTTCGTCAGGGTCAGCCTTTACTCCGTCATACAAAGAAGCAAAAACAACTTGAAATTCTGTTCCTGGATTAGAGGTAGAGAATGACGTGTTGATTTCGTTAATTGCACCAGAGTTAGGACCAAGAACAGTAGGCAAGATTCCGTCATAACCAGTTGCATATGAAGAAGTGTCGCCAGTAATTGTTGAAGCAAGAGTTCCTGTTGTATTAAATACAACGTTATCTCCAAGTGTCGCTCCACCAACTCCGTTGATGTAACCCGTAAGGCTAGTAATACGACCAACATAGTGAGCGTTAGCCGCACCAGTTGTTGTACCAACATAAATCTTTGTAGCAAGAGCACCAGCGACATTGTTAACAACAATCTTAACAACTTGACCTGTAGTAATTGCTTGTGACTGAACTGTTGAAAGAACAGACTCACCGAAAGCACCTGCATCTGATGTTACATAGACGTAGTAGGTAGTTCCGTTTGTAAGTCCGACCTGTGAGCCTGTGGCAGATACGGCGGAAAGAGTTACTGTTGGAGCGGCAAGAGCACCTGAATAACCTGCGGCGGTTGCGCCACGTGCGAACAACATCATGCGTTCTTCCATAAGCATTGAAGCGTACAGAGTAGAAGTAGATGAAAGTTGACGAAGGTCTTGGTAACCCATGCCTGAGAAGTTAGCGTCAAACGAAACGCTATCAGATAGTGAATAGGTGTTATATGGCAAGGTAATGTCATCAGCAGTGTAAGAAATCTTCGGACCACGCTCTAGGTTAAGTCCACCAAAAGCAGTCTGTGAGGTTTCTGTAATTCCAGGCCAGATGTTTCCTTGTCCACCAGTACCCGTACCTGTGTAACCAGTAATGCGCTTAATTCTGTGCGCGGTTCCTACGCCCTTTTTACGAACGATTTTGTTACGGAGTGGTGTTGGGCGAGGTGTGAGCAACTTAGCAGGGGCTTCGAGATCGTAAGCAGCAAACGAAGTTGAAAGTGGAACGGTGAGGGAAATGTCTTTGTTGATATCTGACATTGCTTGGCGTTGAGTTGCAAGTGCAGAGTTCAGCATACCAAGAGCATCAGGTGTCATTGACTTATTTGAAGCGAGTGCTTCTAGTCCAGCAAGCGGGTCGCTTGAACCAAAACGGACAGAGCCAGTTTGGATTTGATTAAGAACTGTTGGGTCGGTCGTAGCATTACTAAACGACTTAGAAAGTTCGTGAATCAATTCCTCTTGACGCTTTGCCGCTTTCTTTGGGCTATCTGCATCTGAAAACAATTCAGTAGCCTTAGGGGCTGTAAGAGCCATTAGGTAAATCCTTTCGTAAAGAGTTAGTTGTTATTTAGTTAGTTGTGCTTCTACGGCTTTGGCTTCAAAATCTTCAGCCAATTCTTTGTAACCGAGAGCAAGTTCTTTGTCCTCAGTTCCAGCGGCTTTGCGACGGTAATCATTAGCAATACGGGTGAACTCACTTACGTTCGCCTGTTGCTGATTGATAACTGCACGCTTGGGACCGCCGCTTACTGCTTTTTGATTTGCCGTTGCCAACTCTTGTTCCAACTTAATTACTACGCTCTCTGCCGCCTCTTTTGCGGACTTCAGGGCAGTAACTTCGCTGGTAACACTCTCAATGGCACTCTTTACGGCTTTCTCAATGATAGCGTTAATATCGTTATCACTTGTAGCAGACTTATCCGAAGTTTTATCTTCGGAATCTTCGTATGCGTCTTCGTCTTGAATGTCACCAACGCGTTCTACGGTTGGGAGAGGGACGATAGACGACTTAGGTGTATCAACAGGCGAAACTATTTCAGCAGTTGTTACATCTGCGCGTCCGTGCGAATCATCTGGAATATGGCAACCACACTCTAGGCACTTATTAACGCTGTCAGATTTCTCTGCTTCTTCTGTTTCAACAATAGGCGTTTCTGTTACTGCTCCCTCAATGATAGGTGCGTCAGTAACTTCTGCGGTTTCTGCAACAGGCAGTTCTTGTTCGATCATTTCTTCCACTTGGATTACTTCCGTTCCATCAGATTTAGCCAACATAAGTTTGGCGTTAGGGTTTGCAGGGCGGTCAACTAAAGACACTTCAACGATTTGTCCATCTACAATGCGACCGTTAGCGGCTTTGTTATCACGCACAATTCTAGGTGCGCGAATTCCAATTGAAAAGCCTTTAAGTACTCCTGCTTCAACTTTCTTAACGCTTTGCGCGTCAACAACATGTGCAGTTACATAAAAGCCATCATCTTTACTGTCAAGTTCTTTTGCAACGCCTGCCGCAATATTAGAATGTTGTTCACGGATATTTCCGCCCGTCTTGAACCAATCAGGCATAGCCTTTGCAAGCCAAGTCATGTCGCAGATTTGATTATCGCTATCAATAGCGTCATCAGTAGCCTTGCCATAAACCATTAGTGAGCCATCTTCTTGCTTCTCGCTTTTAGTAATAGCGGCGTATGAAGTTGCGAAAGTATTAGCCATTGTTTTTTCCTTTTCTTTTACATCAGGGACATTTGCGTATAATGCTTGTAATTGTTTTGTTGCTTTCTTTTTACTTACGTGACACCCGACAACTTTACCGCTTTCATTAGCAATAACAGGATAACCAGCACACCCGCTAGTTCCTTTATTTCCAATGTGATAAGGCATTTAGACACCTGAATAAATAATTGAAATTGCTCCTGTTGCAGAAGCCGCCGCAGTAACGGCCCAAACGGTATCCCCACTATTAAGCCAAATCTGCTGGCTTGCATTAACCGCAATTTGACTGCCGCGCGTTGCTCCTGTTGTTGATACAGATGCATCTCCAATATAAAGAACTGCAGTGTGGTTATTGCAAATCTGAACGGCGGTTGACTGAAGTCCGCTAGGCAAAGTAAATAGAGGTTGCGGAGTTGTTGCTGTGGTTGCGTTTACGTGTGCTAAAGCCATTATTCTTGCTCCTTAATTAACCAAACGGGTGCGGTGTCTAAGCCTAACAGCCATAATGCCATTAAACGGTGATGCCCATCAATAATAACAAGATCGGAACCTACTTCGGCAATTAAAGCATAACTTCTTTTTGGCAATTCTGACTGACCCATATTCTCAATATGGCTTTCAACTTTTTTGCGTTTTAAGTAAGGGTCAGTTGCAGATAAATCTTGTAACGCAATTAACTCTAGTTGTGCTTTGTTCCAACTGTTAGGGTCAATAGTGGGAACATCAACTACGCGCCAAGGTGATTCAACATATTTTTCAATCTTCTTTTCGGGTATATCGGGATGGTTTGGATTGGGAAGTATTTCAAGACGTGCAATAGCGCGTTCAACATCTAACGCGTCGGGAACACCATCTTTATTAATAGTTGGGTGTAACGCTAATTGCGAATCTGCAAGTATTTGGTCAATTGCGTCACTACCCAATCCCATAGTATCAATAACGTAAGGAGATAAGTCGCAAACGCAATTAGGATGAGCGGGCGGTTCTGTATCTCCGCTAGGAAATGTTTCGTTAATTCCAATTGGGCTTACGCTATTATTTTCTTCGCATTCAGGGCAAGGGTCGCTTACTAACCACTCCACTAATTCAACGCCGCTTTGTGTATACATGTCACGGCTTGCGACATTAACTGCACGTGTTAATTCTGTTTGCGCAATCATCAAGGCGCGTTCGCTATCGCTTAACATCAACGTTATATCTCCGTTCATACTGTCTGCTATTTGTTGACGTAACGGAGAAAGCACGTTAGCAATTTGAGGGGCAACTGCATTAGCGGGTAAGCCTGCCTTTAATGCTTTTGCAAGTATTACACCAATGCGATCTTTTGTAGTGTTATCTAAACCAACAAGAGTTGTCCCGCGCGATTGCAACAATTTAGATAGCGCACCGCTTGGTCGTATTAATGCGGCGGCGGCTCTATTGCCTACTATCCAATTACCCCAAGGCATAGTTAATGCACTTGCTTGCGCGGTAGGTGCTTTGTTTGCTTCAAGTAATGCAAGCGCATTTAAAGCCGCATCTTTACCAAAAACTATTCCGTCTGCATAAAGATTTGTTAATGCTTCATTTAGTTTCGTGTCGTTTGTATAAACATTAACTGCTGTCCAAGCACGTGCTTCGTCATTTGTTACAGGGCGATCAAAATGACTGTTAATAAAATCATCAACAATTTGTTTAACATCAACGGAACTGCGTATTGCATCTCTAATTGTGTCTGCGTGTGTAGCCGCTAATCTAACTTTTGCGGCTTGCCTCTGTCGCCATAGCGCATCCATTAGGGTAAGTAACGCTCCGCATACCAACGCGCTCCATCATAATCTTGTACTGCTAAGAATTTATTAAGAGTATTGGCATAAGTTGTTGGTACATATTCAAAGTTGAAATTACGGTCAGGCGACTTACGCAAGAAACGTAAGAAGTTTTTAAGTTCTTTTGCAACCTTATCGCTAGCGTTATCTGTACTTTGCGGCGTTACTTCTTCCTCTTGTGAGTTAGCAGGATTTTCATTTGCGTTATTAGGTAATGCGCTTGGGTTATTAGGGTCAACGCCATCAATGGCAGGGTCTTGATCTGCATCCCCTTCTTCTTGCCCGAACAATTTAACGCCTTCATCTGTAAATAGATAGGCAGTTGTTCCAGCAATAACGATTGGCATATCTGCTTCAGGCGCATCAATAAGTGGGCGACCTGCTTCGCTACGCATTTCATTCATTGTGATTGAACCATTTTTCAGTTCAATGTCACGAGCCATAGCAGTCTTTTGCATATCTTCACGAACGCTGTCCATAAACTTAAATTCAAGTTCGCGTGGCATACCTAAGAAAACATAAGAAAGATTAGAAAGCATTTTGCCAACCCAATTGGCTAGCGGTACAACTCCAATAACTTCTGAACTATCGGCTTGTCCACTTTGGAAACCTGCTCCACCAAGTCCGTGCTTAGGGTTGAATCCGATTTCACTTGGTTGTACTCCGAAATGACCGCATATAGAGTTAACAAGATACTCATCTAACGTGTCCTTAAACTTCTCGCCGTAGCCATCAAATTGAATTGGTTCCATACCAGCAGGAAGCAAGCGAACGCGCTTACGCTGTTCTGTTTGTCCTGATAAATCGTTATTAAATACATCTTCAAAGCGGCGCAATAGATCAGGGTTATTGCCAAAGTTGGCATCTGTTTTCATTAACAATTCAGGTGTAACGCCATCTGTATATTCAGCGCGTAACCATTGTTGTCTGCGTAAATAAATATCTGCAACCATAAGCGAACGCTCAACAGGCGAGTAGCCATAAACAGAAGTTGTACGGCGATTCTTTACCATGTATGCAAGTTGATCTGCTGTAAATACTCCATCCGCATCTTCGTTTTCATCAGTTGCAGCAAACTCTGAACGTGGGAATCCGTAAAGGATTTGTTGGAAGGCAGGATTAGGAGTCATTGGGCGCATACCGCGCTCATCAATAAGTGGCTTAATGGTTCCGCCATCTAAGATTTGTAATCCGTACAGGTCGCCATTAACTGCCATCTGAGGCCATACTGCCCAAGCATCCAATACTAGGATTTCTTCGAGAGCAATATTGAGCCAATCAGCAAAAATTAAACCATTTGATTTATCAGGCTGTTCCCAAAATTGTTTAGCGTTATTTATATCTTCTGTGTAACGTTCGCGGGCTTCGATCATAGCGCGAGCGCGCGTACCACCAATTTCGCTAATAAGTTTTTCAGCCGCATCTTCACCAAGAACAATATCCCAATCAAGTCCAACCAATTTAGATTTCATTACCTCAATGCAACGGCGCAGAATATCAATTTGATCTGCGGCGGCGCGCAATGTTTTAAATGGTGTTAAGCGTGTTTCGGTAATGTTGATATTTTGTGCAACTTGAAATTCATAACGGCGTGGTTCAGGTCTTCCACCATCAACGAATGGATTGATAGCCCCTGGAATAATTGGGCGACCTGGAGAAAATGGAACAGTTGGTGTTATATCGTTACGTGGTAATGGATTACTTTGTCCGTAACTTTGCGTAGCGGTGTTGCGCATTTCTTGTTCTGAAAGAGTTGTTGTTCCAGCAGGTAAAGAAGGTGCTTTGTTAATGCGTTCAGCAATTGCTTTTGCAAGCGTATCTAGTGCGCCCATTATTTCTCCTTTGACCTAATGTTGTAAATCATATCGTTATGTATTAAACAATGTCGCCAGTTACGACCCAAGAGTTAGCGGCTATCTTTAAGATTGAAGCCATAGAGTTAGCGGCGCGAAGTTTAGGTGTAGCAGATGTAGCACCTGTTGAAATAACGGTTGTAGTTCCTGGAGTTACTGCCGAGATAGTTGGGTGCCCTGCACCTGTAATCCAAAACAGATTAAACTCTGTGCCAATACCAAAGTTAAAAGTAGCATCAACAGGAACGGTAAATGCTTGAGTTGCGGCGTTGTTCATTGAAAAGATATTGCCTTCGTCGCCTGATACAAATGTATATGCGGCGGTCTTGGCTGTATAAGTTTTAACAATTTTAGGTGTTGTAATTGTCGGAGCAGTACCGAACACAAGTGAGCCAGTTCCAGTCTTGTCGCTCATTACTCCAAGTAGTTGAGCAGACGTAGTTGCAGCAAATTGCGACAAAGAATTGGCTGTGCTTGCTGAACCAACCCACGCTGAACCCGTATAGGTAAAGACCGTGTTGGACGCTGTATTGAAATACTGGTCGCCTGCAGAAAGCGTTGGCAAAGTAGGTGCGCTTGCCAACGCGATAACGTTTACAGGGTCAAGAGCCTTCTTACTCATTGACTACTATCCCAAGATAACTACGCGGTAAGCATTGGCAGTAGGCGCAACTGAGAAGTTAAGCGTTACTGTGTTTGTGCTTGCACGAAGATTATCTACCATTACTTCAGAGCCGTCTGATACGGTATAAACCTGAACGAGTACATCAAGCGTTCCAAGGTTATGTGTAATCGTATAAGAAGTAGATGAAGTTGAAAGCAATTGTGAAAACTTACGAGCCACTACTGTTGTATCAACTGCAACGGTTCCAGTCGAAACTGTGATACCAGTACCAGCACCTACGGCTAATCCGCTTGAAGAAGTTCCAAGTCCTGAATTAGTTGCGAGCAGTACTGCGGCGGTTGCACCTGTACCACCAACGGTAAGACCACCCGTTGATAATGGAGCGAATGCGAATGTACCTGTTGTAAGTGTCAAGCCTGCACCAGCAATATAAGTAGCACCTACGGCATATTGAGTATAAGAAAGTGAATCAGTACCAAGTTTGATTCCATTAACAGGAGTTGTTGATGTACCTGTAGAAACTTCAACCCATGACGTTGCGGCTTGTGTGCCTGCGGCTACAAAAGTGATATCGCCTGCACCGACTTGTCCTGCTACGTGGTTATCGTAATCAGTTGCGCGGGTCATTGTAATTGTTGAGCCGCCGATTGTTCCTACAAGGTAAACACCATTTTGTAAGGCGGTTGATTGATTCTTAACAAGAATACGGTCGCCTGTTGCAAGTGCGTGTCCGTCAATTGTTAGTGTTCCAGCGGCAGAGTAGACAAGTGTTGCACCTACGCCAGTACCGCCGTCTGCTCCTGCGGAACCTGAATTATAAGTCCAGTTAGTCGTAAGCGAAACAGTAGTAGCGACTTCAACTGCTGGATGTACGTTGAATCCCGAAGCGGTATTGTCGACGTAGTTTTTTGTAGCCGCGTCTTGTGCGGCAGTCGGGTCGGCAAGACCCGTAATCTTTTGCGCGTTGAATGGGACTGCGCCAGTTGGAACACCGAACGCTGACAATGCAAATCCACTTGGAGTAAATCCGTGAACGTGATCATCTTTAGCAGGTGCAGTTCCAGAACCATTTGTTGCAGTTGTGGCTGTTACGTTGCTTGCGGCGTTTGTAGAAAGTGAAGGCGTTCCGTGTGTGTGGTCTGAATGAAGAACAGTCGTGGCGCTACCCGTTGTTGAAGATAGTCCATAAGTTGTTTGCGCGGTTGGTGTACCAAATCCAGGACCTGAGTGTGCGTGATCTGCACGTGCATAGTTAGTTGAAGTTCCGTCTGCTGTTGTTCCTGTGATTGTTACAGCAGTTGATAATCCTGTACCAAAATTACTTACCTGTGACCAAGTAGTTGCATTTGACTCATACATAAGTTGGTTATCGGTTGCATAATAAAATGCACCAGCGCCAGCAGTTGCGGCAGTAGGGCGAGCAGATAAAAGACCAACAGTAATTTGTGTACTTGAAGGAGTTACCCAAGCGGAGCCGTTGTAATAAAGGAGACTGTTGCTTCCTGTGTTGTAATAAATCTGTCCAGCGACAGGAGAAGAAGGTGCTGATGCAAGATTCTGAATACGAGCGTTCTGTAACTCTTGTTGAGTTAAATCAATAGGTACTAAAAACTTGCGTGACATTATTTCTCCTAAACTATGTAGGCGTAACCGCTAAACGCCGAACTGAATGTTATCACTATCTGATTTGTACTTGGTTGAGCAATAGCACCTTCGACTTGGTTATTAGCCGAATCATAAACGATAGCGGTTGGATAATTACCTAAGTTATGGTTAATTGTCCAAACTGCCGTAGGTGTGTTTTGGTAATGCGTATAGAAAACATTTGTAACCGCGCCTGCTGGTCCTTGCGGTCCCGTTGCGCCCGTATCTCCTTTAGCACCTTGTGGTCCTGGAGCAGTAATCGAAACAGATGTTACAGATGGTTGCGTTATAACATAAGTATTGATTGGCTCAACTACTACTACATCCGTCATCTTGTTACCGAAGCACTTACTTCAAGTTGACCTTGAATAAGGCGGGTGACAATTCCTGCACCGCTAGTAATTTCTAAATCGTATAAATAGTAACCTGCAACAATTGCGGCAGTTTGTATTGCTGTCGCGTGTAATGCAATTGTTCCCGTTGCTCCTGTAATTGTAATACCGCTACCAGTAGTCAATGTAAGAACTGCTTTACTATCGCTGACATTAGAACGCGCTTGCATCTTTGCGGTGTAGCCAGTTAAGTTAACAGGAGTTGTTTGTGCCGCATCTGAATAATAAACGAAATTGCAATACCAATCCGCTCCTTGATCTATTACAAGTTTCTGCGTTCCTGCACTCATGCACTTACTCCTAACGTATAACCGCACGCGCTACAAATACTTGCACCTTTAGGTGAAGGCATTGTGCAACTAGGACAGATACTAGACATAGCGGCAAGTGCAATCATACTCGACCCACCTGTGTTTAATTCCGTTAAAGCCCAAACTAATGCATCAAGCCTATCAGGTGAATCTTTACTTTCGGGAGTCCACTCGCACATTTGTTCTTCCATTAAACCAAAATATCCAACATGATGAACTCTGCCTTGTTCATACAATGAGGAGATAGGTTCGGCGCGTAACTGTTTGCCTCTTGTAGCCGTTACCTTTTTTGTTGAAACGTTTCTATCTACTTGTTGCATTAATAGAATAATCATGTCGCCACCGTTATTAGTTTCGGCAACTATTCGGTCAGCGTTATGTTTATGGTAAGCCTCAACTGCAACACGCGCCCATGCATCAGGAGTAGCACGTAACGATTTATCATCTAAAACATAATAATGTCCAGCGTTATCAATACCAGCGACAACAATTCCTGTTTCATCACTTTCATCTGTACTTGTAACGGCAGGGTCAACGCCTACAACAATACGGATTAACGGCGGTGTTTTTGTAATTCTTGCTTTATCAATAATGGTGCGAGTCCATAATGCACCTTCAACATCCTCTAATAACTCACCGTATAACTCTTGGCGACCTATTCGCGTGTTTTCATATCGGGCTTTTAATTCCAGCAAAGCCGTAGGGGAAAGATTGTTAGCATTATCAAAAGTAGAACCACGCGTCACATGAACAGAGCCGTCTGTGCGTTTCATCCATTCGCGTAACAATTTAATAGGTTTAGGTGTTGTTGTAACAACTACTCTTGGGTGTCTGCCGATACGCAAAGCAGGCGCTAATCCTTCTGTCCAAGTTTCATAGGGATAGTTCCACATAGCCAATTCGTCTAGCCACGCTCCTGAAAGGTTAAGTCCACGACCTGCATCAGGCGTATCCGCGCCGAACATATGTACCACTTGACCGTTGGAAAATAATACTTTGTATGAAGATTTGTTGTAAATGTAATCCGTTCCAGCAACTAATCCTTTATAGTCTAACGCTTTAAGAAATCCCGACGGACCTTCCAAGCAAATGTTTTTAGCATCACCGAATGTTGGTGCGATAATTGCCCATTGAGTAGGTACTCCGTCTGGTGCTTTAGTGTGGCGTAATACTTGTTCGGCTAACCATTCACCACCAGTTCGAGTTTTACCCCAACCGCGCCCGCTTAATATAAGCCAAACGCTCCAATTACCTTCAGGCTCTTGTTGTTCAGGTCTTGCAAGATACCACCAAGGCTTATGAGCAATCTCTACAACAGTCTTTTCAGGTAACTTGGCTAACCAATCAAGACGTTCCTGCTTGGGCTTCGTCTTCATCTGTTCGTATAGAGATAGACCCATAATCTTCGCCTTCCAAGAAATCTAGCACAGCCTTCTTAGCCTCATCTATTGTTACAAATATGTTAGCACCGTTCGCGCCAGTTATCTCTTGCTTAATCATATCTTTGCGACCCCAACGATCTGAATGCTTACGCTCTAAATACCATTGGGAAGCCCGAAGCGAACCGTTATTAGCCGCTTGCTTAATTAATGCAACAGCATGAACTTCCGCCTCTGCCTCTGCACGCTCTATTGACTCTACAAATTCTAAATAGATTCCTTTAGCGCCATCTTTCTTGCCCTCTTGAAGCCAACGGTAATAGATAGCCTCACTAATGCCTGCCATAGCGCAAGCCACCTTAGCGTAATTACCTGCACGAATAGCATTACAAACCTTCTCTACTAGATCAGGCGTAAGTTTTGTTTGGCGTCCTTTAGTTGCCATGTTCATCCTTCAAGATAGGCATCTGTGGAAATTTGCCCCACACTTGCGAAGGCGCAATTCTTGGTGCACCGTTTTTGGTAATCACCTTAAAATCATCTCCCCATTGTGTTACGAGATTCTCGCAACGCTTACGCATAGTGCTACCCACTCTTGCCTCTGCACCCATGCCGCCAACATCATTAGGAGTTGTAGGTAGATTAACTAATGCGGTTGCGAATACAAGAGAGCAATAACCAGCATCTAAATACTGCATAGTCATATCAATATCGTCGATAATCATTGGGCGAAACCTTAATTCGTTCTCATTATTAAATAACATTGCGGAGGCAACCATCCTGTTTAACTTAATAGGTTGCTTGACTCCAAACGCCCAAGTGTCGTACATAGGCGCGGCGCATCCAATATTGGTGTAAATGTTAGTAACGCTTTCAACAAGGTTAATGACATGAGAAGGTCTAGTGTTAATGTTTTTATCATTCTTTCGGAACTTAAACGCCTTAACATCATCATCAAACTGCCAATGAAACTTAGCATTTAACGATTTAGAATGTTCTTTTGCAAAATTGCGGGCGTAATCAATACCCATATCGTTCTTATCCATTACAACTAATTCTTCTTCTTTGTAATTCTTTCTATATTTCTCGGCGTCTTGCGGTTCAATTAACACAAAGAAGGGTACGCCATCTTTCTGAAATAATTTTGCGGTTGTTCCGCTATCTGCCCTTCCCTTAGAAGGTATGTAAATCGGATACATGACTTTACTATCGGGGCTTTCGACTAACTTATCAGCCAAGTCCAAACCAATTTGTAATGATTCAGATATAACTTTAGAACTTTTAATAGTCTTAACGGATTTAATTTCCGTTGGGACTAATGGAACTTTTGATTGATCTACTGGAATTAGTTGTTGCTTAAAACTAGAGAAATCAACAACATGATGAACTCTATTGAACTTAATTACCGTCTTAGAGCAATCAGGATGGGTTCTAACTAATTCAGCAGACTTCTTAATAAATCCGCCTTGAGCATAGAAATCAGTCATGCCGCCAGCAAGTCTATTTTTACGGCTTGTTCCCATTTTAACAATTCCAACAATTCGGCTTTCGGCGGTACACCAGTATCCTGTTTTAAGAATATCAAGGCTTACAATCGTGTCGTCATTAAGCCCTCTGCGCCATTTGATTCCGTATTGGTCTAAATCGTTACGGTAAAGAGTACAACAATATAGGCGAGTGTTAAGCATTATTGCGCTTCCCCGCATAAACGGAGCCATCGCAAGTGCTACACCAGCAAGATTTTGATACTTTTTAATAAAATCTTCGTGCCAATGCAGTGCTAATGCATTAGCAACATTAGCCCTTTTGCCTTTGCTGCGTACGAGAAACCCTCTTATGTTATCGTCCATAATCCAGTGATGAGTAAAGCCATTAGCGCGTGAATGATCCCAAGCGTAATTATGAGCCGCGCCTGTTGTTGGGTGCGGGTCTAATTCAGGAGTTTTCTCATAATCGTCTAAATAACTTTGAGGCCATACGATTACTTTGCAATCAGGATTAGCCTCTTTATAGGCTTCCTCCTCTGCGGCTTCGACAATAAGATAGGGCGATATGCCTAACTTTAATAATGCATTAGCAGTTAATTGCTTTTGCGGACGTCCGCGTGTAGGAATATAGACAGGAAAATCTAACGGACTATCTATCCCTGCCATATCTCTGCCGCTTCTCTTACGAATGATGCGGGGTAACGAATAGTTAATTCCTTAGCATCATGTTTATATCCAATAGCCTTATAGAAATCTTCTCGTGATTCGGGAGTTTGAAAATAAACACGAAGTACGGTTGAATACTGCATTACAACTCCGCCTTCATCTACTCCCGTATCGCCAATAAATTCATCAATAGCAGACTTAACATCTACCGTAAATACTTCTTCGGCTTCTAATGCTTTACCAAGATTAGTTAAATCTGTTTCAACAAAACCAACGGTGTCTAAAATATTGTTATCGGATAACTCTTGAAGAATTGTTAAAAGGTTTTCACGATTCCATCCGCCTTGTTCCGTTGTGCGGTTTAACGCAACCAACGCGGCTCTTGCTTCTATATCATCTTGCGAAGCCCAACCAGTAGCAACGGGAACAAGCCATTTGCCGTCTTTAACTGTTATGCCAGTTGGCGGTTCTTTTCCTTCATCACGCATCTCAGTTAAAACCTCTTTACGCCCATGACCACTAATCATAAAACCTGTGCGCTGATCAACTACAATTGGTTCAACATAACCAAATGTTGTTAATGATTTATCTAACAACTTCTTATCATGATTTTTAGGATTAGCAGGATTTGGCTTTAAATCATCTAGTGATACTAGGTCTATATTTCTCATTGTGCCTCCAGGTAGGGTTTGATTTCGTTGTTCCACATAGTTAATGCCGAAGCAATTGCCGCGTGCATATCTATATATTTATATGAGCCAAGCCGACCACCAAACCATACACCTTGCATAACGGAAGCGGCTTCGCGATATTTCTTTAATTTAATTTGATCCGAAATAGTATTAACAGGATATGCACCCGTTTCGTCGGGTTGAGCCTCGCGAGAATACTCTTTATGGATAATAGTTCCGCGCGTTTCTCGGTCAGGGCGATAATGTTTATACTCGTGAATGCGAGTGAATGGCATATTTGAATCAGCATAATTCATAACTGAACAGCCTTGATAATCGTCTATTTCTAATCTTTCTTCTACTAAATCAACGGTACGCCAATTTAATCTTCCGTATGAATAATTGAAAAACTTATCTATCGGTCCTGTATAAACATATGGCTGGGTAATTGTTTCTTCTAACACATTAGTATTTAACACAACATTAATCTTTGCATGGTCAGCCATACGATTCATCCATGTTTGATAGCCGTCTGCGGGAAGCCCTTGATATTTGTCGGTAAAATATCCGTCATCCCAAGTGTAACGAATCGGCAATCTTTTAATAGTGCTTACTGGTAACTCTTTAGGGTCACGCCCCCATTGTTTGTATGTATAACCTTCTACTACTGCTTTATACAAATCTTTGCCAATACAGGAAATGGCTACTTCTTCAAAATTGTCACCTTTTTGCGGAAAAGTTTTAATTAAATCGTGCATCATTTTAGGAGTGAACGCTTTGTTGTAGTAAGCACTAAAGGTTGCTAAACCAAACGGCAATGGAATCACCGCACCAGTAGAAGTAATAGTTCTTACTCTATGTATGTAAGGAACAAATGATGTGAAACGATTTACATATTCCCACACCTTTTCATTGTTAGTGTGAAAAATATGCGAACCGTAAGTATGTACTTCTATGCCAGTTTCTTCATCTATGCGGGAAGCCATATTGCCGCCTATTTGATTTTGTTGCTCAATAATGTCAACGCTAAATCCGCACGAAGCCGCTTGCTCTGCGATTGTTAAGCCAAAAATTCCAGCCCCGCCTATAACTAAATCGCTCACTTTTTACCAGCCCACCCATCTCCTGTAAATATTGTCGGGGTAGCATGAATTACTTTTCGCATTGGTAAATCGCAGTCATCACAATCAACATCCTGCTTTTCCATAAAATTAAAATGCAAGGTTTGTATCACTTTGCATGTATCACACTTAAAATCATATAACGGCATTGCGCCTCCTAAAATTAGATAGAGCGCGGTCGAAAGGGGTTAAGACCGCGCCCTACTGCTCGCTACTCTTTTGGAGCGCGAGCCGCCTTTACTCGCTCAACATCTGCAAGTTGAAACATTGAACGGCGTTTCAACTTTCCAGTAGGAACAAGAAGTTTGCGGTGTACTAATTGACGAAGATTGTTTCCGCTAATGCCAAGAAACTCCGCCGCTTGTATTGAATCAATTGTTTCGTTCATTTTTTGCCTCTCTTAGTTAGAATGGTGCATTCCATGGATCATCAACTGGGTCTTCAGTTCTTATATCAGGATTGCCTGTTACTGGTTCGGCAACATTTTTTGGTGTAATGCCATAACTATCAACTGCAATTTCTAATGACTTGCGTTCTGCTTGTTCTTTATCAATGAAAGTATTTTGTGTTAAGCGACCTGTAACAACAACGCGTGAACCTTTGCGAAGTTCGTTAGCCGCTCCTGTTGCATCTTTGCCCCATACGAAACATCTAAACCAAACCGTTTCGCCATCAATCCATTCATCATTACTTTTTTCGCGTGGAGTGTTCGCAAGACTAAAACTTGTAACTAATTTTCCATTAGGTGTTTTGCGAAGTTCCGCATCACTTCCTAAATGACCTGTAAC